TATCTTTGGAGATTTTATTCATAGCTTTTACAGCACCAGTCATATTTCCTTTTTTATATCGAGGATCAGATGCTATACCAATTGCTTGTTTAACATGTTTAGCGTCGTGCGCTTCATCTACAGATTCTTTTTTACCTTTACCGCTGAGGTCTGAATCGGCACCGTAGTAAGTACCTTTACCTTTTCCAATATAAGAATTGACTCTTGCCATTGCCCACTGTTGAGGTGTGGTTCCTGGCCTGTGACCGGTTTTCCAAGCTGCCATTCCTCTATTATATACTTTCTTTAAAGTACCATAAGATATGCCAGACTTTGCCGATTTTTTCTTGAGTCCTTCGTTTTCGAATAACTCTTGATGGGTTGAAAATTTAAGCATTAGCTTTACTCCTGTTTTTAATTTTTCTAACTTTAGCTCGATCTAACATTCTAGCATGTTTAATCTTATCAACTATTTTTTCTCTTTCAATTTTTTTCTTAGCGAGGTCTACAGCATCTTCACCATACATTCTTCTATACTTTAAAGTATGTTTACTTGGTTTAGTTTTAGCTGTTGCATCACCAGGTGCTTTCTTGTATGCTGCCGGATTATCATCCGACATTTTAGCGTGTTTTTTGAAATGTGAAAGTCTTTTAGTCTTAGTAGATTTCGAAAGACCTTTGAAGTATGGAGCCGGTTGAGTACCGGGTGCTTTCTTTACATCAGGATCTTGCTTTACTTTCTTCGGTGCTTCTTGTTTCTTTTCTACTAATTCAATATCAGTTAACCATTTTCTATAAGACCTACCATTTGATTCTACAATGACATAATTACTTCCAAGATTGGTAACAGTAGCGAGTTCGTCACTGCCCATGAAAGCAACACTGTCACCAATATTAAACAGAGTTCCTTTAACATATGCCTCTCTTTCTTCAGAGACTGGAGTAAAGTGTAATGTAGTTTTATATTCTTTTTGTTCTTTTAATCCCATTCCACGACGTACTTCATTATATACTTTCTTAGCTTCATTATTCGAAACACTTCTAGGTAACCCTTGTGAGAATTGTGTAAAGTCTCCTTTACTCGCCAAATTTCTCATCTTTGATGCTGACATACCTGATACGTCATCTGCATCTGGATCACGGTCTCCAGCTGAAATTACGTTTATTTTGTTAAACTTATAAAGTCCATGTCTTCCTTTTACACCATTGTATTTTTCTAATAACTTTTTAAATTCATTAATCCTGTCTGAGCCAACAACCATATTGATATTCTTATATCCTTCTGAATATAATTTAGTTGCTGCATCAAATACATTCTTAACTTTCTTATCAAGCATTACACTTCTGGCGTGCTTTGGAAAAAATTTACGGACCGTCTTAATTTTATAATTATAGTTCAAAGGGTTTTTCTTGTTATCTGTAGATTGAGATAGATACACTCTGTATGGGTTACTACCTGATTTTTTAGATAACTCATTCATTAACTTTTCATGACCCGATGTAGGTGGATTCATACGTCCAAAAGTAAAGTATACAGTTTTGTCTTCTTCAATAAGAAATGATCTAAACGAATTTATCATTAACCTTTTTTCCTCTGTACTTCTTTCTTACGAACGTCTTTAAACTTGCGTTTAGCTAATCTATTAATCCTTTGTTTTAACGCTGGCTTATCAAGTCTCTTTTCAATTTCTTGTTTTCTTGCAAATGTAAGCTCGCTTTTAGGTATGCCTCGAGTTAATTTCTTTGCAATTTCATTACGTGCTTGTCTTCGTGATCTTTTTTCAAGAGTCTTTTTATTAGCCATCTTTCTCATGGCTCTTTGACGACCAATCTTAATTCTTGTTTTTAATCTCTTCATCAATCGAGATTTCTTCATTCTCTGTTGTAGGTTTAAGGCTTCATCAACATCTACTTCTTCTTTTGGCATTTCATCTGGCCATGTAGCTTCGTCAATTGATTCTTCTTTCATTAAACCGTTTAAGCTTTCTCTAGGATACATTCTAAATACTTTAGCACGAGCTTTATCAATGTACTTTTTCTTATTACGTTCGTAATCACCAGGATTTTTTGCTAGTGTTCTAGCGTGTTTAGTTATGTCAGATGGTTTAGTTGGTTTAAGAACTGAAGGAGAAGAAGCTTCGCTTTTAGCTTTTTTCTTTTTCAAATTAGCTGGATGTAATGGATGTTTAATACCATAAGGAGATTCAGGATTAGGATCTGCTTTTTTTGGTCTACCTTTTAAATCATTAGGATCTACAATTGCTTCTTTTTTAATAACTTCTTTATCAGTCTTAACCATGCGTATGCCGACTTTACCGTCAGGCTTTATATATTTTTCTGGTTTTCTATCTGCTGATTGTACGCTCTCATTTCCGTGATATTGCTTCTTACGTTTCTGAGCGTAGTATTTCACTTCATCTGATTCGCCTGGCTTATAATCCGCAGACGTCATATGTTTAAAATCTAATGGTGCCATTAGTTCCTCCCCGGCTTGTCCCATCCTTTTATAATTTCTGGTGAAAAGTTGGCATATGAGAATTCCATACGATCAACGATTTTCACTGCATCACCACCAAGTTTGTCAATGGCCACATACCCTTCTTGACCCGTTACCTTATACCCATCACGAGTCTTAAGAAACGTTTGTGCGCCATTAAGCTTATTAAGTATATTTATAATTTTTAATTTTGCTAGAACTATAGATTTCTGTAATTCAAACATCATTTCCAAACTTATTTTGTTTTGTGGTGAAAAGAATTTAAGTATTTCATTTAATTTTTGTTGTTGAGCAGTTTTACCTTTTTCGCTCTTTCTTTTATCTATCTCTTTTTGAAACTTCAATTTTATGTGTGATATTAACTTCGCAACGTGGGTTTTGGTATTACCAATGACTTCACCTTTTCGTACAAAAGAATTATTAAACGTTTCAATAAGCTGAGCAATGTTATTGTTGTTTTCGAGAGTACGTAAGGTAGTACTAGAAATTTTATTAAAAATCCTGCCAGCATTACTAAGATGTGCATTAACTTCCTCCGTATCTTTTTTAGTCATTGTAAATTGAGTCATGTCTCTGAGCATTGCATCTTGTGACCAAACATTTTTAGTGTTTTTAAACTTAGTAGTATCTACACCGTAAGAAGCTTTCATTGTTTCAAATGTGTTACCTGTGTATGTAGTGTGCCAAACTATTCCAATCTTTGCAGCTTTAACTTTCTTAGCAGCTTCAGTTCCAGCCGGCACTGCATATACAATTGTATTAGGATGAAAAGTGACATAAGGTTTACCTTTTAACTTTTTAGTTTTAACATCACTTGAATCAAATAAGAAGTCACCTTGTACTACACCTTTGATACCGAGTTCAGGCAAATACTTTAATGCGGCTTTGAGTTTAGCATTAAGATCACCACCAGTATCGTCGTCAACGTCAGAATTAGTTTTATATACTTTTGGCGTGGCGTTGAAGATGCCTTTCTTAGCCACAAAAAATTTACCGTCGCGAGGATCAGTACCAGCGAAAACAGCGGGTGCACCGTCCCACTTAACACTAACGTTTCCATCTTTAACTCCTGCTAACATGTCTCTTAATGAACGTAAAGCAAGTATAGCTTGCCTAGTTCCATCTACACCACCGTAAAGAACTTTGTCTTCGATGTGAGTCATGTGTGTATTCTTTTGTTCTGTTATATATTCTTTAAATTTAATCATTCGTAAACCTTTGCGTAAATTGATGATATGTCTAGTTTAGAACCAGCATAATTCACCATGTCTGTTACAACCAAATCTGCTTTGCCGTTTCTCATATTATCAACTAAATGAAACAACACATGTATTGAAGCAATTTTACTATGCACTTCATTTGCTAACTTTGTAGTTAAGCCTTCCATGAATTCTTCTTTACTAACTGTAGGATGTATCTTCTTAACCATATTGTAGATTGGTAATGCATTACGAGACTTTTCACCTTGTTTGTTTAATTCCAATGCTGTTCTTTTAAGATCTGCGTTTGAAGGTAGTGTTTTACCGATCCTTCTTTTAATTGAATCGGTTATTTGTGCGTAGCCTCCGCCACCACCTCTTGCAGTTTTTAATTCTAGTTCAAATGTTAAAGCAGCAAATTGCGATTTATTACGTATTGCAGCTTTACCTCCGTCAAACTCGATGTTAGCAGCTTTACCTCTCCAGAATTCAGAACCTTTTTTAGCAAAGGTTGCCATCAATCGTCCGCCTTTAAACTTATGAACATCTAAACTTTCATCTTTATTTTCTATAGAAAGTTTTATTCCTTTTTTAGATTGAACCTTTTTTAATGAAATACCTACTAATTTTCTTGATTCAAATAGTTTAACAAGTGTTTTATTTAGTTCCTGAATAGAACCTTTTGGTAGTTTGCTGGCTATTGATTTATCAGTAGTTGCCCATATGTCACCAGGGTTCCATTTGTCATTACTTAACTTATTCATTTGAGAATTTTTAAGAGCTTCATCTTTTACTTTATAAATGTCATTCATAACTTTATCATCACGGTGGAATGACATATTTTTATTAATTAAATTTTTCTTTAGTAATTCTTGTGCTGTCCAATAACCCGACCAATGCCATGATGCATCTAGACTCATAACCTGTTCAAATGTAGCACCTTTCACTGAAATTGCATTATAGGCTTTTTCAAGATCAGATGGCTGGATAGACTCAAAGGATGCACGGGTATTGTTCACCATATACGCGCAGTAAACACATTGTGTAATTTCAGCAAAAGCGGTTTGCTGCGTTCCGCCACCAGAACCTCCGGTAGCTCCACCGAATACATTTGATTTACCGATTTCATTTGATTTAATTGTGCCGGCATTTGTTTCAAACTCTTGTGTTTTCTTTTCTTTTTCTAAACGATCAATTGCTTCTCTATTTGCTGGTGTATTCTTTATTATTATTTCTTTGCCTGCAATAGAAGGAATAGCTTCACCAGCTTTAACGATCTTTCTTAGTATAGCTATACGTGTTTCTTTAGTCTGAGAATTTATTTTTTCCCATTCACCTGGCGGCATCTTCGAAAATTCGAGTATCATGCGCTCCTCCAAGTATCTCATGTATGATTTAAATTTTAACATGATTCTATTTATAATAGTTTACAACTTAAAAAAGCGCCCTTACGGACGCAGTATTAATTTTTAAATCGTTTTAAAATCGAAGAAGAAATCTTGCTATGTGACCAACAAACGGAAGTAACGCTACAGCCATTAAGAGATTGACTCCAGTATGAGCCATAGCTATTCTGAGTGTATCACCTTTAGGCATACCATCAGAAACTAGAAGTCCCGCTAACCAAATTGTACCAGTAGTTCCAATATTGGCGCCAAGAACTGCAGCAATTGCTGCAGGAAGGGGGACAGCGCCTGATGCCACAAGGGCAATTATTGCGGTGGTTGAAAGACTTGATGATTGCCATAACAGTGTCATCACAATTCCTCCAACAAACATCCAATAAGGATTATGAATAAAGAAGTTAAGATGTTCTAAGTTTCCCATGGATTTCATTCCACCTGAAAACATTTTAAGACCTATATAAAAAACAACAAGTCCAACGAGAGTAGTCATTATGGGATTGCCTAAGTCCATCTTACACACCTTTTTAATTAATTCATTCATACTATTATATATTAGCGGTCACGTCTCTTGAATGTTACACTTTTGTTAAACCTTTTCTTTTGAGAAGAATTATTACGTTTCCTATCTTCTGGACGATAATTAGGATCATAATGTTCGTATCCACGAATTCCATTTTCTTTTGCCCAAGCGGCAATCATATCAAGTTTATGTTTCATTTTTGAAACCTGACTGTATATGTTTTTCCTTCGTATTGGAAAGTGACTGTTGAATGAGAGTAGACTGTTCTAGACTCTTCCTTATAACGCGTTTGATTCCTGCAGTATCTCTTAACACCGCTACTAGCGCTACTATTTGAATGACCAAGCATGCCACCAATAATAGCTCCGATTGCTCCACCATCTTTTTCTCCTTTGATGTTGTTACCTAATATTCCACCGATAATTGCTCCAGCAAGAGCATCTCCGGTCTTGTCACCCGATGTGACTTGATCTCTACAAACTTCAACTGTATAAGGTGTTTGACTTATGACAGACTTATAGTGATCTCGTACTTGATTAGCATGTGCAGAACCTGTAAAAAACACTAAGCTTGCACATGCTATATACGTTAATTTATTCATGATTGGTTTATCTCCTTCGATTGAT